AAAAGCGGTTTAGTAAGAGTGACTGTAATTCTATCGGGGCCGTTTTCGCCCGGCTGAGCGTTCATAGCCACAATTCGATATTGGGTACTTAATCCGTTAGGAAAACGATCATCTTGTAAGACAAGGCGAACAAAATCACCTACGCCATAAGTGCCAAATTGAGGATCGCCATAAGAAGGCAAGACCACCTGAACAGTAGTTGGAGGTTGGGATATAGCATTGAGATTGCCAAGAGTAATAGAACCAAGAAGCGGCTTGCTAACCACATCGATAAGGCTGATGGAATCTTCTAAGAGCGCGGCGGTTCCGGTAGAGCTGATAGTTCCACCTGTTGTATCGTCAGTAGCGGTGGCTTGATATTTATTAACATTTGCGCCATAGCCCAAACCATAAAGGGTATTAGCAGATTTAATGCCATCTTCGGGGAAAGTGTATTCAACAAGATTGCCTGGAAATTGAAATACTGTAGTGGCTAAACTTAAACCATTGCCAAGGTAAGGCGATCCCATAGCAAAGTTTTTAACAATTTTGTTAGATGATGAACCTTCGGCTGACTGGGTGTAGGTAATAGCAAAATCAAAGAATGGCTGAGCAGTACCCACATCAAGACCATCAGAAAGGTCTTTAATGGCCTGATACAACTGTTTTAATTCAAAGTTGTAATAAGTGCGGCTGACCGAATAACCTGAGGTTGTAGTAGTGGTTTTTAGCCCAATATTGCCATGAGATACGCCTTGAGCGTAAGAGATAAGATCATTAGCAATATAACAAGGATCTTTTGAAGTGTAGGCAATTTGAGTGTGGCTTGTGGAATAGTAACTAGGGTTATTAGCCGATGTGATTCTTCGCCGAGTAAAGTAACTCATCATTTCTTGAGCAGTAATACTAAGGATTTGAGTTGAGGAATCCCAACTGCGATCCCAAATAATTCCACCCCATACAATTTGATCGCCATACATTACATAAAGGCAAGTTTGAGAAGGTGAAGTTCCGTCAAGGGCGTTCATTCCTATAACATCAATACCTGACAAAAGGAGATCGCCTGTAAATGTTCCAATGCTATTTAGTTGCTGAGTAAAATTTACATTTGTGAATGGCAACTCAGAGAGAATTGGATTAGGCGTTGCACCGTTCTGCCATAGGGCAGTAGTCATATATCGAAATTCTGACATTAGAGATACGCATTTCTGTAATTAATTTGCATAGTTCCGCTACTCATTGTCCAGGTTGCTGAACTTTGTGGTGGCACATTAAGCCAATAGTAACCTGAAACAAAAGTATTTCTAGCCGAAGTTGCGCCCTGACCAATGACTCTTTGAAGAAGGTCAATAGTCATTGTTGCGCTACTGCTCGTAGAAAAGAGCATATTGTAAGTGCCGTCAGAAATGGTAAAGGTTGATGGAGTTGTTGTTATGGTGATGTAAGGGCAAGTTGTGGCAGTTCCGTTATTTACAAGGGAAATAGAGCTACCCGAACCAGTTTTGGCAGTATCGTCATAATAACGAGGGTCAGGGAAAAAGAATTCAACTTGAGTGGTGATATATCCGTAAGTGTAATCAGGATCAATAGAGGTTTCAATTTTGCGAACTCTGCCATACATACGCTTCAAACCTGTAACTGTGGAGTCACCGGCGAGAGATTCATTGACAAGTTGGAATTGGAATAAACCAAATATTTGCAACTGAGAAGGTGTGCCAATTTGTAAAGGCATAAAGGCGGTTTGTAACTGCTTGTAGTAATACTGAGCGTTGTGAGTTCCATCGCCAATAATGACAATATCAATCGTAACTGTTCGACCATCATAGAAATCGCGCCCTGAATACGAGCCGTCAATATAACCTCGGTTATCATCTTGAACACGCAAAGGCGGTAGGCTGGCAAGCCCATCTACATTCTCAACAATGTAAGGCGTTCCCGATCCAAAGATAAAACCATTGTAAGCAAACTGATATGGATTTAGACTTGATACGCTTCCCATTATTTGCCTTTCGTAACGCCTAGTGTTGCTTGTTTTGTAACTTGTGCAGCAACCGCGCTAGGGTTTGGATTATTAATAATATTAGTAATTGTAACTGATCCAGTCTTGGCTGATTTGCTATATCCGCTTTTTGCTTTGCTTGTCTTTGTAGATGTGTCATAACGAGTTACACCACGACCAGCAAGATTGGGAGTAACACTTGGTTTAGGGGTTGGTGTTGCAACTTTAGAAGCACCCGATGAAGAGAGATCTTTATGAAGCAAAAAACCGCCATAGACTGCGGCAGCTCCAGCAAGGGCGGCAGTTGCGGCGGCTACGCTAATACCACCCGTTGCAAAGGCATCTGCAATAGCGGCTGCGGCTGCGGCATCTCGAAGTGCTTGATACGCTTTAATCATTGTGCCAATAGCAGATATGATTCCGGCAACTTTAGGAACTGCCCAAATAACGGCTAGGGCTACGCCAAGACCTTCAAAAATTGTCTTGTGATCGCTAATAAACTTGAATAACTTTTCTAAGCCTGGAATACCTGTATTAGTAATCCAGTTGGTGAGTTTTGTAAGGGTTGGTACGAGTTTAGTTCCGACCTGAACTTCAAGCGCTTGGAAGTTAGCCTGAGCGACTTGAATAGATCCTGATAGCGTGTTTTTAAACTGATAAGCCGCACCGCCAGCGCGTGATTCAATAGCCTTAAGGATTTCAGCAAAAGAAGCGCCTTTAGGAATTGTCTTACCAAGGGCAAGACCTAGATCGCCAAGACCTTTAGCTTGACCAATAGAGGCACGAGCTACAAGAGTTCCTGCATCGGCAAGGGATATTTGTTTAAACCGAGCAAGATCGGCTGCGGCTCCAAGGCTATTAAGGGCAAGTTGTGGACTACCTGAAGCGGCGGTCATCTTGGCTAATGCGCCGTAAGTATCGTTATAGGTAAATCCAAGAGCCATCATTGCTTTAGCGTGTTCGTCAATAACAGGCTTAGCGGCGGCAAAACTAACGCCAGTATTTTTAACGGCTATCTCAAGATTAGCCTGAGATTTCTCAACGGTATCAAGAGTCTTTACGCTGGCAATACCAAAAGCAGCAAACGCTCCACCCAATCCAAGGATTGCCGTACCGGCAAGTTTAGAAGCTTTTTCCATTTTACCAAGAGCGCCACTAGCAAGAACGCCATTCTTTTCCATTGTTGCAAGTTCTTTATTGACTTTGCCAAAAGTAGCAAGAGCTTCAGTAGCTTTAGCCTTTATCTCAAAGAGAACTGGGGGAAAGAACTCTGCCATAGTAGCCTCCTAGAGAGCCAAGTGTTTGCGGATAATGCCAAGTGCCATAGGTCTAAACTTTTCCCACGCTGGCTTCATATATGGGAACTTTGTATCTTTAGGCCAGTTGCCCCCACCAAGTTCAACCCTGCGACCATAGATAATTGTTGGGCCAACTACGGCTGAATAGGTGGCAAACCCCTCGCGCATCTTCTCGCCCTTAATAGATCGGCGCAAGTTGCCTGTGCGGTTCATTGGTGGCTTGTTGGGTTCGGCTTTAGTACTAGGTTGGCGCTTGCCTTTAATTTGTTCTTTAGAAAGTTGAATAAGTTGAGTCATCATCTCATCGCGCGCCATACGAGCGCCATCATCAATACGAGTCTGAGCCTTTAAAATTGAACGCATAACTTCAGGAATGTTGTTCTCGATCATTTTCAACCTCCTTGACTATGCCCCATATTTTGATAATCCAATCAACTATTTCTGCGGGTTGCTCGTCTGTTTCTTGAGGAGTCCAACCAAATTCTTTCGCGCATAAATAGTAAAAATATTCTTCATAAGGATAATCAAAGTTTTCGTTAGTTTGATTACCTTCTATAACCCACTTTAGGCGTTCAACTCTCCTAAAGGGCTATCGGGGTTCTGCTGGTTAGCAGGGGTATCGGTAAAGTCTGTAAAGATAGCCGATTGAGCCTTAGCCGCTTCTGCCGCTAAAGCATCGTAGTCAGGCATAGTTAGCTCATCAAGTGAGACGATGTGAATTGATGGGATAATAAGGTCAAACGACCACGACTCGACAAGAACCGCAATTAAGCCATCGGTCATAGACATAGCCTGAAGCAAGCCTTCTTGACCATTAGCCGCCGCAACAACCTTCTTGCGATCTTTCACGCGTAGGGTTGATGGGTCGCGCAATACTGCGGTGTTACCTGATGGGAGCGTAATAGTTTTAGACATTGGTTTCCTTCCAACTTGCCTTCGCAATAATAGCCCGACTAGGAGAGGGGAAGGCGGCCTCTCCTAGCGGGATTCTATCGGTTACTGGAATGTTCCGCTTGGGAGTGCGTTCTGAAGCGTGAACTTAACAGGTGAATAGCCAGCAGTTGCGCCAACATCTGTTGTATTTCCAAGACCTTCGATATCTACGGTCACTTCAACATAATCAGCGTTGCGCTCAATCGCGCCAGTTACATAAGCACCCTTTGAGAGAGTGAAAGCAACCTGAGTAGCAGTTGCACCTGAACCTGTTGAGAAGTTGAAGGTAAGGGCTGGCTGAGTGTTGGTGATGTAACGAGTAAGTTCTGCATCATCCTGCATAACAAAGGTGATCTTACCCTTAGCAGTTAGCGCGCCAAGAAATACCTGATATGGGGATTGAGTATTAGATAGACCCCAAATAGCTTCTGACTTGCGTGAGAGATCAAGGGTTCCGGTACGAACATAAGCGATCTGCGATCCACCAACTGTTACCGTTCCAGTCCATACCTGAGTAGGAAGAACTGTTGAGAACGATGGAGCTGGAGCAGTTGTAGTAACTGATGGGAAGCCCATAGCCTTGACCGTGTATTCCAACATTCCGTCAGCGTTGAATGTAAGACCAAAGTCTGTAATTTGAGCGCCTGGATATTGGCGTGTGTTGGCTGAATAGAAGTCTGTGATGGTGAGAGCCTTTGGCTGAGCATCGCCAGTTGTTCCTACGGCGTTCTTAACCGCAATAGCGTGTGTGTAAGGGGCTGATGAACCTGTTGTGGTTACATCGCCAAGTACGCCAGCGATCCAGTAGCCGATTGTGTCTGCAAAGACTGGCCCACCAAAGTCAATGGTTGTGTGACGGCGGCCCTGAACATAGGCGTAGTTCTCAACGAGTGAGCCACGAAGCCCTGTGTCGTAAAGAGGTGCGATTACATCAACAGGCTTAAAACTGTTCATGGTAACTGGCACAAAGTTTGTAGCCGTTACTGGTGTTCCTTTTGTCGTTTCTAGGGCAACGCCTAAATACGACTTAACGGATGGTTGTGCTAGTGCCATTATTCATCTCCTACTGTTGGCTTGGACTTGGTGGACTTTGATGAAACATTTGCTGCGCTGAAATCTTCAGGCGCTTCAAAGGTGTCACCGGGTTGAACTGTTACTGCGATACTTGGGAAAACTCGCTCATCTGAGCCTGTATAAGTGAACTGCATGATTGCTCCTATGCGTTGATTACTTGGGTTACATCAAATCGAACAACCGCCCAAGTTTCGGTAGCAGTACCATTGGTGGACATTGGTTCGCCGTAAGATGTGTTAATGACTGGTTCTGCCGCTTGCCATACAAGTACGCCTGACTTATCGCCAAACTGATGATCTGAGCGAAGGCGATTCTTGAGGTTGTCTATCACTCGGTCAAAGTCAGCCATAGCATCCTCTGCATCATTTTCTAGCGAGTGATGAAAGAGCTGAATTGCTACTGAGTAATCAACCTTCTTGATGCCAGTAGCCACACCTGCTGAGGTATAGCCACCCAAGCCGATACGAGTTTCGGTTTCTGACTCAATAAAGACTACGGCAGCG